CCAATAGTTCGCCGTTCTTGGCATATGTTGAGACAAACTCTATTGAGTGCTAGCTGGCGATTTATGCCAGGTATTGAGAATGACCCTATCGCTGATGAGCTCGCTCGATATGCAAATGAAGCCTTTGGTTTCGATGGTTATAGCGGACAAATGACCATGTCTTGGGAGGATCAACTTTGCTATCTATTCGAGTTTATCCCATTAGGCTATCGATACGCTGAAGAGATCTACAAAGTAGGGCCTGACAGCCAAGGCAAAATTAAAGTTTGGCTTGATAGCTATGCAGACAGGGAGCCAAGCGCTCATAGTCGGTGGTTGAGTCGAGACAGTCAACGTCTTGATGGTGTTATACAAAATACAGTCGGTACAACTTACACTCCCGAGCCAATACCAGCGAATAAGCTACTACTATTAACGCTCAATAAGACAGGTTCAAACTTTGAAGGCGTTGGAATGTTGAGGCCTGTTTGGTGGTGGTGGCGAACTAAACAGCGAGTGAGTAACTTAATGTGTGTTGGTCTTGATAGATGGGCAGTACCGACTCCAAAAGTCAAAGTTGATCGCTCGCAAGCTGAACAGCTAGGGCTAAGTGATGGCGATATTGATGCTATGATTGATGATGCCGAGGCTCAAGCTCAAAGCTTTATTAGTGCAGAGCAATCTTATCTTGTAGAGAATGGAGCTGTCTCTTTTGATACTTATGCAGCTCAACCGAACTTATACGCAAGCGGGCCACTTGAGATCATCACCAAGTGTGACTCACAGATCTCAGCTTCATTCTTAACTCAGTTCGCTGATCTTGGAAACACTGAGACAGGATCAAGAAGTGTCGGTGAGATTCATCTAAGTGTATTCAGAAGAGCGGCCATCAATCTATGTGATCTAGTCGCTACTCAAGTCAGTGGAGTTGATAGAAGAGGCGGAGGCACTATTGGCCGTTTGATCCGTTGGAACTATGGCTTAGTTGATCCATCCAAACTTCCAAAGCTAACACATACAGGTCTTGATACTGATGATCTAGCTGAATCACTCGGAATGTTACCTGGTCTAGTTCAAGCGGGGTTACTCACTCCCGATGATGAACTTGAGCGAGCAATAAGAGAACGCCTTGGAGCGGGTGACCTGCCGGAAGATGCTCAACGTTCAGCACTTGAGCGGACTAGTTCAATCGGGAGCGGTGGCGCCATGTCTTCATTGACTGAACAACTTATCAAAAGGAGGCGAGCAAATGGCAAAGATTAGAGTTAAGCGCAAGAAGCAAAAGGCAAAACCAAAACCAAAGCCTATAATCAAAAGCCTTCGGGCCTATGGTGAGGCGGTTCAGCTTACTTCATTTGGTGAGCCATCTTATGATATTCCTGAAGGCCTAACAGTAGGTAAACCGTTTAAGACTTTGGCCCTTGGTCAAGTGTCATCACGCATGAGCGGTGATAATATCGGTGATGAGATTGATGGTGATCTTCTTGAAGAGATGGTCAGAGTCTTTAACACTCGAAAATATAATGATCCTGTCATCATCGATTGGCAACATGCCACCTCACCTTTTCAAGGCGGAGCGCCAGCGCCACCCGAAAGCGGGAACGCTCTTGGCTTGATCGTAGATCTTGATATTAGAGAAGACGGACTCTATGCAACTCCCGCCTATAATGAGCGAGGCCTTGACGTGGTCAAGTCAGCGGGCGGTCTTCTATGGTCTTCACCTGAGTTCTTGAATGGTGATGTCTATTCAAGAGATGGCGGATCAAAGATCGGAAGCGCTCAACTTTTAGCAATCACACTCACTCCCCGACCTGCTCAGTCACACGACAAAATCGAGCGGGTTACTTTAAACGAAAGGACAGCTTTAATGGATAACATTAAAGAGATGTCTGTTGAAGAACTCCGCCAAATGCTTATCGCAAAAGATGCAATGGTGGCAGAGCTTGAGCAGAAAATACAAGAGATGACTCTTGAAGCAGAAGCTTCCATGAATACAGAAGCAGACGACAAAGAAGAGACTGAAGCAATGGCCGAAGACTCAGACAAAGAAGAAGAGAAGGAAGAGCTTAAGGCTGAGAAGCTTAGTGAAAAGCTCACTGACTCTATTCTACTTAATGAAGTTCAAGCACTTCGTGAGAAGGTCGCTAAGATTGAAGCTGAGAAGGCTGAGATTGAAAAGACAAATGCAGTCAATACGCTACTCAATGAGGGCAAGATTGCACCAAGTGAGACTAACGTAGCTGGTAAAGCTTACGAGCTCAAAGATCTTCAAGCTGAGTTTTGGCAAATGTTCAATGAGAGACAAGCAAACAGCGCTGTACCTCTTGTCGAAGTTGGCCATGGTGCAAGCGGTGAAGAGATCAGCAAGAAGAGCCTTGATGAGAAGATCCGAGCAACTTCAAGAGAGAAGTCAATCACTTACTCAGAAGCTCTAAACTATATCCAAAAGAATGAAACTGACTACTACACCAAGGCAATGGAGAAATAATCATGCCATTAAATAATACGATTCAAACATTCATTGCAGGCGGTGCAATCACTGAGTTTGCTTTAGTCTCACTAGATACAGCGGGCAAAGTCCAAATTACAACTGTTGGAACTGATAAAGCTTGTGTTGGTATCGCTCAAAGAGCGGTTGCCTCAGGTGATGCTGTTGAAGTTGTGACTGCAGGGTTAAGCAGAGTAATCGCTGGCGGTGCAATCACAGCGGCAACCGATCCAAGATTAAAATCTGTCACTGGCACTACTGGCAAAGTTGAGACCGTTGCATCTGGAGACTTTGCAGTCTGTCGCATGATCTCAAACACTAATCAATTTACAGCCGCAGACGGTGACCAAATCTTGGTCATGTTTGTTGGCCCTTCCGTTGTAGAACCTTAAGGAGAGAAACCATGGCTGCATCATATAGCAATATACATCCAGTAGACGAAATTTTAACTAGTCTTGTAGGCGAGGCCGTCCCTAGTGACAGCCAACTGATCGCTGATAAGGTCTTTGAAAACATTACAATTCCTCAAAGAAGCGGTACTCTTTTACTAGAAGAGTCTCGAAACTTTACAGGAGCGGCGGCAGGCCTTGACATTCAAAGAGCACCAGGCGCTTCTCGCGTGACAATTGGTGGTTTTGATCGCTCAAGTCAAACATACATGGCTAATCCTTACGGTCTTCGAGAAGCAATCGCCATGCTAGACATCCGAGATAGTCAATATCCTGGCGGTGAAGAAGCTCGTATGGCCAAAAAGGTTGCAAGAGCGGTCAAGCTTGCACGAGAGAAGCGAGCAGCTGATCTTTTGTTTGGAACGACTAATTTCTCAGACAATGATTGCACCGCTGAATTTGGCGGAAAATGGAATGTTGCTGGGGCTGAGCCTTTGTCTGATTTGCATGACCTTAAAGATACGGTCTTTGCCGCCGCCCATGGCATCAATCCTGACTCCTTGGTAATGGGTCGTGAAGTATTTCGCCAGCTTGCACGCAATCCCGAAGTTCGTGGGTATGTTGGAAGTTCAGCGGCAGGCATCGCAAGCGGTAACCGTATCTTAAATGATGAGGCGGTTCTTGAAGTGCTTCGTGATGTTCTTGGTATTCCAAATGTCTATGTTGGACAAGCTCGACAAGATACTGCCGTTCCAGGAGCGACCGCTAATGAAAGTTACATTTGGACAGGTGACAGCTTGTTCATGGGTATCCTTCATGGGTCGGATGCTATTGTACAAAAAAGCGGTAATGTCAAAGGAATGCCAGTGGCGGCTCTTAATCTTCAATATCAACCAATTGAATCGGGCCAATGGGACTCTAATGACGGTATAAGAAGATATGTATGGGCAGAGGAAATTAACGTATTCCATGCCGTTGATTCAACACTAGGCTACATCATTACAGACTGTTTATAAGATGACTTGTCAATGTGGCCAAGCTCTTCTCTTAGCTGAGAAAGACGCTGATAAGGAAGCGATTGAGGACTTGACTAAACAAGCCAAGTCTCAACGTGGCCCTTTGGCTACATTGACAAGAGCAAGACGTGATCAACTTAAAGCTGAAGTCTCAGCTGAGACAGCATTTAA